GTCCTCACATATAATATAGATCTTATCAACCTGAAAATTTTCTAATACATAGCTAACTTGATTCTCAAACATAGTCTGAGAAAAAGTTGCACTAGAACCTTCGTGTGTAATACAAACAGAAACTGTCAATGTTTATTCCTCTTCTGTTTGTTCTTTCTCTGCCTCTTCAATAGCAGACTTTAGTTTTAATACATCTTCTAACTTAAATTGCCAGGCGAGGGTATCCTGATCAACCCCCGCCTGGATCTTGTTTGTTTGATTAAGGTACATCAATTCATCTTCTGTTTTGCCAAGAATAGCAGCAGCTTCTTTTAATCCTATATTCATAATATTATTTCCTTAATTATGTGTTTTGATAGTTTCTTTCAAGTGAACTAACGAGTGAGATGTTGTTAGCAGTAGATCTCGCAATTGTTGCAGTTGTTTCAACAAATGCAGCAGTATTGAAACCAATTGCTCGAACAATCACAGCAGCATCTTCACCAGCAACTTTATAACTACCTGCAGGTGCCTCGTTATCGTAGTCATATGTGAATGATACTGAAGCAACTCCATTCACATCTCTTACAATATCACCAGCAACCCCACCGACTGAACCATTTACAATTAGTGCATCTGGTGTATCAATTGGATCTTGATAGATTGATACTGCACCAGCACTTGATGTTTCACCTGTGAGAGCACCATCGGGTAGATTTGTTTTACGTGCAACAAATTCAGTAGTGTCAGTTGTATCTGCTGTAATAACATAGATACCGTTTAGATTACTACCAGTGCTGAAACCTTGAATCTTGATATAGTCATCAACAGCAACTGATGGGAACTGGCCTGGAGTATCTGCAGTAAATGTTACAGAGTCATCAGTGATTGATCCAGCCGTTACTGTTCCTGCAGGTGTTGTTTCCTTTGTATACTCATAGAACATCCAGAACTTAGCTTGGTTATCGTTCTGAAGGTTAGCATTAAACGAGATTGTACCAGACGCAGTGAACGGGAATGATCTTTCAGTGCCTGTGTTATCAAACAGCTGAATGTTGTTTGTATCAGCATCACGGAAGCCAATGATATTAACACCAGATCCACCACCATTCGGGTTAACTGGAAGGTCTCTACCGCCTTTTAGATCAGCACCAACAAATGCCAGAAGTTCATCAGCAGTTCTACCAACAACATCATTTGTACCAGCATAATCATTCAAGTTCGTATCCTGTCTTAATTCATACTGAATTCTTTCATAGATTTGAACTGTTGATGCAGAAACCGGTGTTGCTCTTTGCAGAGTAAACGATCTGTTGTTATCATTTGCCGATGGCAATGCTGTAGTTGTTGTAACAGTAGTACCACTAACAGAACCTGATGCTGTAGAAATAGTAAACTCTTGATCCGGATCTCCAACGCTAGCGTTTCTTATGATAAGAGTACCACCAGCATAAAGATCGGAGTCTGCTGTAGTAAAGTTAGCGCCAGCAGTAGTTAAAGTTGTTCCACCACTTGTATAAGAACCATCATTATCAGAATATGTACCAACCTCAATCAAGATACCAAATTCACTTGTAACACCTGAAGCAACGTCACGAGAATATGCTGTATCAAGATATTTAATCGAGATCTGATTATATGGTGATGTTGAAGAAACTGTAGCATCAACTGTATCTAGGTCCAGATCAGCAGCGTTACTAATCGGGAAACGGAACACTTTGTTATCAACTTCGGTAACACCGATATCTGCTAGTGCCTGACTGGAGAAGGTTTTACCTTGACCGGCATCTGTTCTAAAATCTGAACGTAAGAACACGTTCAGAACGTTTCTGTTATTTACGGCAGATGTAAATGTATCATCAGTGTCATCTATATTATGTGTTCCGCTACCATCCGCCGAATCGAGAACAAAGATAGATGTTCCAGCAGTATCAATACTATCAATGTACCAAGTTGTATCCACTAGTCCAGTTGTATCTGATGTCACGATTGTGATCTGACCACCTTGTAGATAACCATCACCAGTCCAAGTACCAGTTGTTCTTGAAATCTCACCTGTACCAGAAACTAAACCTACAGTACCAAGAGATGATGGCATGTAGTTATATGAACGAATTGCTTCGTTAACTGGACCTGTAAACTTAAAGTTTGTAGCAACACCAGTTTGTGTTGGATCATCACCTTGTTGGAAATATGCAAGGTCAGAATCTGGTGATTCGAAAGAACCCAGAGTAATAACGCCGACATATTCTTGATCGATTACATCATCCGCACCAATCTCTCTCCATCCACCAGTTCTTACTAGCTTACGTGTTTCAATCTCGTGTGCGGTAAAGTTTGTGTCAGCTGAATCATGGAATTTCCAATCTTCCACAAGTTCGAACTGTTCTGGCGTAATAGCAACGAATGGGAATGGGTGGAAAATAAGATCAGCGTCGTTTTTCCACTCTTCTTTTGAGAATGAATAGATTGACTGAAGTGTTGCACCATCATTTGATAAATTACCTTGCTTAAGCAACCAGATTTCTCTATTGTAGAAATCAAAGTAAACTGATTTTTCATCACTTAGTGCAGATTCTGTGTGTAGAATAACAGTTGTTGCACCCGGTGATGCATCTGCTACAGGTGTTTCATCATTTGATCCTGCTTGTTTAACTGCAACAAGTGAAGTGCCTGATGATGATGTACAACGATATAAGCCGTTATTTGCAAGTGTATTTGCGTTTCTTACTTCGAAATACTGACCAGCGGTAATCGTCGGCAAACCTGAGCTCGCTGTAAATGTAGCTGTTCTACCAGTGACTGCAATATCAGTCAGGTTAGCCAACGTTGTCGATGTACCCTGTGACAGAAAATCGGGATCTGTAATAAGAGCCATATTTCTCTCCTTGTTAAATTTTGTTTATCATAACGATTTTGTCATAGGCATCAACCACTGACAGGATCCTATCAATTACATCTATTTATAATAATTAGTAAGTAAAGGAAGCTCTATCATTCCAAACTTTATTAAATTCCTCTGATCCGTTTGCAAGACGAATCTCGAGATCCCCATCAATCTCTTCAATTCTTTTAATTCTCCAAACAGCAGAGGCTTTATCTGATCCTGGAGTGGCTTCACCAATGTAGGTATATGTACCATCCTCATCTACAAGCTTATCGTATTGCACTTCTAACTCCGCTCTTATATTATTAATAACTGTGACAATGTTTAGCTTTTTAAACTTTTTAATATCCGAATCCCAGATTAAAATGTCATTATCACTCATTTCTGAGACCTTTGACATTTTTACGTCGGCATTATCTAGAATTCTATAAGAACCGCCGCCACCGATGCTCTGAAGAGATTTATTGACATTCTCGCGCCATTTATTAAAGTCACCCTGTGCTCTATCTTGGGCTTGCTTTATTAAAGGTTCTATATCGGGAATTTCTGCATCTTTACCTGCTGGACCTTGAGGACCCGGTTCTCCCTGCGGACCTATCTCACCACGATCACCTTTTGGACCAGGTAATCCAGTGTCACCTCGATCGCCTTTTTCTCCACGATCACCTTTGGGTCCTCGTTCTCCGGCGATACCTTGAGGTCCAGTTTCTCCACGATCACCTTTCTCCCCGTTATCACCTTTATCTCCTTTTTCACCAGCAGGACCTTGAATACCTTGTGGACCAATATCACCCTGAGGGCCGGTGTCGCCTTTATCTCCACGATCACCTTTCTGTCCTTGCGGTCCCTGAATACCCTGAGGACCTACTTCACCTTGTGGTCCGGTATCTCCTCTTTCACCTTTGTCGCCTGGTACACCTGGTGCACCGTCCAGGCCTCTATCACCTTGTGGCCCGATCTCGCCCTGTGGACCAGTTTCACCTTGTAGTCCTCTTTCTCCGGTGTCACCCTTTTCTCCTTTATCACCTTTCGGTCCTTGCAGGCCAGGAATACCTTGATCCCCTTTATCACCGCGCTCACCTTTTTTACCGCGAGGTCCAACAATAGTTCCTCTTTCCTTTAGGTTACGTATTTCTTCGTAAACCTTTTTGAAGTTTAGAGCAATAAGAGCTTCATTAATAACTTTTTTCATAATTTACCTATTTTAGGTTTTCAGTTAAAGACCTTAAAATATCAAATTCAGCCTGTTCTTTTTTTACATTAATATCAATAGAATGTTGTTGACCTTGAGGCGCTGGCGGTTCTGCAGGTTCTTCTTTATCTGGAGTAGAATCTTGTTCTTTTTCAGTTTCACTGTTCATTTTTTCTACTTCTTTAATTTCTTCATCATCAAATCGAAGAACATTTCTCATTACCCAATCACGAGTAAAATATTCCCCTGTATATTGGCTAATCATATCTAGAGTCTGTACTCTTTCTCTTAGAATCTCATTATCTTTTAATTCTGTGAAATGATTATCCCGTAGATAATCAACTGTAATATCATTCTTCCATTTATTCCAATCTTCTTCCGTAACAATCTTTTTCATTATTAATTGTTTTTTAAGAAGCTCTAAGAATAATTTAGAGAATCTACGGCGTAGCTTATCAATAAACTTTTGGAACTTAACTTCATCTCGGGAGATCTCAGTCGATCTACCAAGAGAGAACTGTGCCTCTTGTTCAAGACGATTTAGAGGAACGTTCAATGAACGATATAGTCTTTTTTGGAAGTAGATAACGTCATCAATCTGTCCAAGATTTTCACCTCCTGGAAGGGATGTAATCTCAGTACCTCTACCGCCTTCACGACGAGGTAGCCAGAAATCTTCTAGCATAGACATATGCTTACGATCATCACGTATATCACCCGTGTTAGAATCGTACACCAACTTGTTACGATACTTAGTCATGATCGACTTCATGTATTCTTCAGCTTTACCTCTCGGTAAGTTACCTACGTCAATATAGAAGATTCGACGCTCTGGCGCACGTGCGAGACGATAGATGACCAAAGAGTCTTCCATCATACGAAGCTGGTTAACCGGCTTTAAAGCTTTATGTAGATATGATATTACTTTTTTACGGGATTCATCTAGTAATCCAGATGTAACATAAGAAACCGAATCAGTTGTCAGTTTAATACCTGACTGTTGATTACCGGGCTTTTCCTGATAGATGTAGTATTCATTAACCTGGTCAACAACCTTTGCACCAGATGATTCATCTTTTTTATACTTAATTTCTTTCAGTTTTCTCACTTTTGCAGAATCAATAAATCGAAGTTCCTTAATACCTGCCTTAAGGTTCGATGGGTCGACAATGATATGGTGAACGAGACGTCCATCAACATACCATCTACGGAACATATCGTGTCCGTTATCTTGGAAATTTAGTAGGGAAGTAATATAATCAAATTCTTCCGTCATTAATTTTTTAATTTTATCTGAAGCTTCTACCTTATCAAGGGAAAGACTTACTGAAGATTCTAGTTCACTGGTAGAAACCGCTTCATTTTGAATCTCTTCGATAGCCATGTCAACCTCTGGGTGCATAGCAATACCACGATATTTCATAATTAATTGATGATTGTCTTTTGCCTGATCGCCGTCAATATCAACATATTGACCGTAATGACCCGAAGCAGACGCAGTTACATATCCCGCTCCATCAGTATCGGTAGGCGGTACCATTGATAAAGATTTTTTTTCTTCTTTACCGGCTCTTTTAATTTCAAAACCGAAAAGTTTAATTGTATTATCTGCCATAAAAGTGCCCTTGATATCACGTAGGTTAGGAAGGGCCGTTAAGCCCTTCCCTTTTATTTATAACGTCATAATAGATCGGATTTATCCGAAATTACCACCGCCAAGATCAAAATCCTCAGCGCTGGAAGTTGGAAGGCCTCCAACCTTAGTACCTTCTCTTGTCCAGTACTGATACTGGAAGGTAACCTGATACTCTTCGATCTGGTTTTCGTTATCGAATGATACTGAAATTGGACCAAGATCAGAAGGCCAAGCTCCAACTAAATTATATTTAGCTAGTTCATTGCCGCCTCTATCAAGTTGAGCAACTGACATATCCGCAAAGTAACCAGTGTTTGCACCTTCGTTATCTTCATGGTTGTTCATTTTTGCCATCCAATCTTCCATAACCTTACGGATAGTAAAATCGTTATCATTGATAACAGTTACTGTCCACGGATCGAATGTACGATCCCCAGAGATCTTAAGTTGTCTACCACGGAAAGGAATGATGATAGGTGTAATTGTTGAACCTGGAAGTTCTGCAGTCTTTATCAAAAACCGAGAAGGCTCGACAGTTGTCTCGTCGATTGGATTGTTAATAGTGGCGACAAAGAGGTTCGCTCTTGCTCCGCCACCCTTTACGTTTTTCTGAAAGTCGCTAATGCTTAAAACCATTGTTGTTGTCTCCTATTATACCGTGCCAACAACTTCTTCGAAG